CTCGCTCCCAGGTCGAGTTCGGGCTGGGCGACCTTGGTGACGTTCTCGCGGTGCCAGGCCAGCCCCTCCATCGCCTTGGTCACCGAGGCGATGGTGTCGGCCTCGTCGGCCTTGCCGGCGGCAAAGGCCAGCAGGGCGCCGACCGCGCCGTTCAGGGTGTCTTGCAGCGCATGGACGTCGTCGGCATCGATGTGCCTGCCGGCGGGGATGTCGATCAGCAGCTGGCCCGCCGCGTGCGCCAGCCATCGGGTTATGAAGTCGCAGCGGCAGGCGTGCTGGTAGCCGAGGATCTTCCGGCTGGGGATCGAACCGTCGCGCAGCCAGCCGTAGACGGTCCAGTGCGACTCCTCGTCCATGATCTCGGCGATGCGCTCGACGCTGAGGTTGTGCACCTCTCGGGCGTAGTCCTTGCACAGCTCGATGGCCTGGCGCAGCGAGGTGGGCTGCACCTTCTTCCAATTACGGCGCGACATTGCGGGTGGCTCCTTCTGGGTGGGGGCAAACAAATCGGTTATTTGCAGCTAGGCAATGGATTTGCGTTGCGTAGAATTCGGGGTGCATCAGGCGGCCAGCTTTTCAGGCTCGGACTTAAGGCCAAGTTTCACGGCTATCTCGTGAGCCTCGCCGTAGTGGCCTCGATACTGGCCACCCAGAACGCGATAGACGGCAACCCGGTCGTATCCGTGCTCCCTGGCCCACTGGGTGATGGTGATGCCCTCGGCGCGCAGACGGGCCTTGACGGTGTCGGCAGTCATGGCGGTCTCCTTGTGGTGCGGTTGAACGATCTTCACTTCTACTTCAATCGGAGTGAAATGTTAGTGAAATTCTAAGCGAAGGAATTTCAGTCATGCAAGCAAAAAATGAAGTTTCTTCAGTTGTGCGCCGAATCCTGTCGCAAAGCGGCATGACCCATGGCCAGCTGGCTGGACTCATAGGCGTCAATGAGGACCGAGTGACCAGCCTGGCTACCGGTAAGGTGAAAAAACTCCATCCTGGTGAAGTCCTGGCTTTGGTGGAAAAACTGAATGTGCGTGTGGAGTTCCTGAAAACTGGCGAGGGCGACGTTTTTTCGCCAGACACGCGTGCGCCGGAGGTTCCGGTGGCGCCTGCTGATGTCCCGGTCTCGTACCGCCATGAGTCTGTGGCCAGGCGCCTCCAGGCCGATGACTTCGTCACCGTGCCGCGCTACGACGTGCACGGCAGCGCTGGCGGCGGTGCGCTGATTCACTCCGAGCAGATCGTCGATTACCTGGCATTCCGCGCCGACTGGGTGCACAACGCCCTGGGCGTGAGCGCTTCGGCCCTGGCGCTGATCAGCGTGAAGGGCGACAGCATGGAGCCGACCCTATCCAACGGCGACCTGATCCTCCTGGACACGTCGCACGGCCGGGTCGAGGACAATGCGGTCTATGCCCTGCAGCACAATGGCACCCTGCTGGTGAAGCGCATCCAGCGGCGTATGGATGGCAGCGTGGTGGTGAAGAGCGACAATCCGCGCTATGAGTCCGAGGCGCTCAACGCCGACCAGGTTGGAGCGCTCAAGGTGGTCGGGCGCGTGGTGTGGGCGGGCCGGAGGATGTGACGTGGCGTGGGTGTCGAATGGTTTCCGTTACGACTGCCAGAAGTGCGGTCTTCGCATTGGCGGATTGACGCAGCCGCTGGATAATCTGTCGTGCCAATGTGGCGGAACGCTGCACCTGGTGCGGTGCGGTCACCCGGTCGTCAAGAAACTGGCAGGCAATATGACCTGCAGAAAATGCCACGCCATCGTCGCGTGGCGACCTGACAAGGAGGTCAACGTGAGCATGACGAAATGCAAGGACTGCGGCCACGCCATCAGCCGGGCCGCCGAGGCATGCCCAAACTGTGGCGCGAAGATCAGGCGAACTCACTGGCTCACGTGGCTTGTCGTAGGCCTGCTGGGCATCGGTGTGCTGGGCGCCATAGTCGGCGGCGGAACGGCGCCCCCTGCCGGCCCGGTGGCGTGCCCACCCATGGACCGCACATTCCTCGTGCTGCCGGATGCCAAGGCCTACGCCACGCTGAATTTCCTCGACAAGGCGAGCCGGCTGCATGCGTCCGGGCAGTGCGTGGTCGATGCGGGCTGGAGTGCGGAGCGGGGAGATTACTACTACTGGGTGAAGCGCCCAGGCGAGCAGGATAAACAGGCCCGCCAGCTCCGCTTCACGGAGCCTGACCTGGCGAAATAGAAAAATCGCGTCTACGCGGTTTGACCGCCAGGGTGGCGCCGATGATATCTCCGCCACCCCGTTAACCCCCTGTTACACGTGTTATGACACGTTTGCGGGGTGTTTTGATCGTGCCGACCACCCCGCATTGACACCCCCACCGTGAGCGGGTAGGGTGAAACGCGCGCGTCGGGGTGGCTGGGTATCGCCTCCGCCGCGACCTGCCCAGCCCGGAAATGCCGCTGACACGTGTCAGCATCCCCCGCCTGTTCCGTGCCGCCGACACTGGCGGCTATGGCAACGAAATCACTCCCCAGAATTCATGCGTTCCGCGCCGGCCGTCACACGGCGATGTCGGGCGCTGTCCTCGATTTCAGCGCGGCCGACCTGGCGGCGTCGGCGCAGGCCTACAACCCGGCTCTGCACCCGGCGCCCATTGTTGTCGGTCACCCCACGGTGGACGCGCCGGCCTATGGCTGGATCGGTGGCGTCCAGGCCGAGGGCGACGAGCTGTATATCCAGCCCGACCAGGTCGAGGCGCAATTCGCCGACCTGGTGAGCGAGGGGCGCTACAAGCGTGTCTCGATGAGCTGGTATCCGCCTGCTCATCCGCGCAACCCGGTGCCCGGCGTCTACTACCCGAAGCACCTCGGCTTCCTGGGCGCCACGGCGCCCGCCGTGCCGGGCCTGAAGCCGGTCGAGTTCGCCGACGACGCCGAGTGCGTGACGGTCGAGTTCAGCGCGGCCGATGGCTGGACGGTGAAAAAACTGTTTCGCGGCCTGCGCGAGTGGTTCATCGCCGAGCAGGGCCTTGAAACTGCCGACCGGGTCATCCCCGAGTGGGGCATCGACGGCGTCCAGGCCGAGACCGATCCGACTGCGCCCAATCCCATGTTTGCCGCACCCAACAACCCAGAAGGAGACGCTATGTCTGACGCCGACAAGGCGCGGTTGGCCGAGCTGGAGGCGCAAGCCGCCGCGCTCGCTGCCGAGAACGCCGACCTGAAATCCAAGTCCGCCGAGTTTGCCGACCGCGAGGCCGCCCTGGCGGCCCGCGAGGCTGAGGCGCGCACCGCCGAGATCGCCGAGTTCGCCGCTGGCCTGGTCAAGGCCGGCCGCGTGCTGCCGCGCGACCAGGCCGGGCTGATGGCCTACCTGGCGACGATCCCGAATGGCGATGCCATCGAGTTCGCCGACGCCGAGGGCGCCACCATCCAGAAACCCGCCGCCGACTGGCTGCGCGGCTTCCTCTGCGCGCTGCCGGTGCAGGTCGACTTCGCCGAGCGCGGCGCGCCGGATGGCGAGGGCGCCGTGGCCGTCGACTTCGCCGCGCCCGAGGGCTATGCCGTCGATGCCGGCGCCATGGATCTGCACCGCCGCGCCGTGGCCTACCAGGCCGCGCACGCCGGCACCGATTACCTCGCCGCCGTCAAGGCGGTTTCCACCACCTGATTAGGAGATCGCCGAGATGAGCGCTCAATCCATTTCCCTGTTGGCCCTGACCCTCGCCCTGACCGGCACGGTCACCGCCAATCGTTTCGTCCAGGTCGACGGCACCTTGGCTGGTGCCGGTGAAAACGCCATCGGCGTTGCGCGTACCGATGGTGTGTCCGGCGACGACATCGCCGTCGACGTCCTTGGTACCGCCGTGGTCGAGGCCGGCGCGGCTGTCGCGGCCGGTGCGACCATCAAGGCCGACGCCAACGGCAAGGCCATCACCTGGGCCACCTCCGGCGCCAAGATCGCAATCGCCCTCCAGGCCGCATCGGCCGATGGCGACCTGATCGAGGTGCTGCTGATCCCCAACGTGGCCTGATCGCCGCCCACCCATTTTCCAATCCCAGGAGACCTCAATGAAAATCACTGCCTCTCGTTTTGCCCTTTTCGGCGCGCTGCTCGCGCTGGCATTTGTCGCGCAGGCGGCCGGCGTGTGGAGCGTTCCGCCCGAGCTGGCGTATGCCGGCATGTTGGGCATCATGACGCCAGGCCAGGCCCGCGTCGTCGATCCGGTATTGACCGAGGTTGCGCGCGGCTACCATAACGCCGCGATGGTCGGTGACAAGCTGTTTCCCGTGGTCCCTGTCGGGCAGCGTGGCGGCAAGATCATCACGTTCGGCAAGGAGTCGTTCAAGCTCTACGCCACCGGCCGCGCGCCTGGCACGCAGACCAAGCGAGTGCAGTTCGGCTACGAAGGCGACGATTTTGCCCTGAAGCAGGACGCCCTGGAGGGGGTGCTGCCGTTCGAGAACATGGAGGAGGCGGAGGCGGTGCCCGGTGTCGACCTCGCCGCCGGCACGGTGCAGGGCGTGCAGGACATCATTTTCCTGAGCCGCGAATACCAGCAGGCCCAGATTGCGCGTAACGCCTCGAACTACGCCTCGACCAACAAGGTGACGCTCTCCGGCACCGATCAGTTCTCGGACCCCGCAAGCACACCGGGCGCGGTCATCAAGGATGCGGTCGAAAGCATCCGCGGTCAGATCGGCAAGCGTCCGACCGTGGCTGTGGTAGGCGCCGCGGTGTTCGCCGCGCTCCAGGAAAACCCCTCCGTCCTGGACCGTATCAAGTACACCGGCCGTGATTCCCTGACCACGGCCATGCTGGCCGCCATGTGGAATGTGGCCGAGGTGGTGGTGGGCGATGCGGTCTACGCGGATCAGGACGGCACCATGCACGACGTCTGGGGTAACGACATCGTCCTGGCCTTCGCTCAGACGGCCGGCGTCAACAATCGCGGCCTGCCCAGCTACGGCTACACCTACCGCCTGCGCGGCTATCCGATGGTAGAACAGCCCTACTACGACCGCAGCAGCAAGAGCTGGGTTTACCCGGTCACGGACGAAGGCAAGGCGGTCCTGGCTGGCGCCGATGCCGGCTTCCTGATCAAGGACGCGGTGTGAGCGTAGACGCCTGATCCAAACCGGGGCGGGTAAGCCCGCCCCGTTTTCAGTCAGTCGCCTGACCCACACCGGAGACCCACATGGCCACCAAGAAAACCCCCGCCAAGCCTGCCAAGGCCGCACCCATGCCCCCCGCCGAGAAGGCGGCAGAGCCGGCCGAAAGCCGCGCCGAAGCCGCCGCCGTCGCCCCCCCGCCGCTCGATGCGGCGGGGGATGTGCCGGCCGTCATCGCCGATGCGCCCACGCCACCCGAACCGCCGGTCGCCGCAGCCGAGCTGCCCTACCGCGTCATCTCCCCGCTGCGCCACGACGGCAAGCGCTATGCCGTGCGCACGCAGGTCATGCTGTCCATCCCCCAGGCCGAGCGCCTGATCGGCATGGGCGTGGTCGCACTGCACGACGAGCCGGCCGAAGGCTGACATGCCCTACACCACCCTCTCCGCCCTCATCGACCGTTACGGCGAGGCCGAGCTGATCCAGCTCACCGACCGCGCCGGTACCGGCGAGGTGGACGAGGCCATCATCGACCGCGCCATTGCCGACGCGGGCGCCGAGATCGATGCCTACCTGGCGCAGCGCGTGACGCTGCCGCTGGACCCGGTGCCCGAGGTGCTGGGCAGGTTCGCCTCGGTCATGGCGCGCTACTACCTCTACAACGAGGCACCCACCGAGCTGGTGCAGACGCAGTACAACGCCGCCGTGGCCTTCCTGCGCGACGTGGCGCGCGGCCTGGTGTCGCTGGGGCCGAGCGAGTCGGGCACAGCCACGCCGGCCACCGACGCGCCCAGCTATCACGCCGGCACGCCGGTGTTCGACGACGCCGGCATGGTGGGGTTCTGAGCATGGAAAACCCCGATTTCTTCGCCTTCGAGGCCCTGCTCAAGGGACGGCTGCAGGCCGTGCTGGATGACATCCCCGGCCTGAAGTGGTTCGGCAGCGACAGCACCGACGATGCCGAGCGGCGCAGCCAGTTCGCGCCGGCGGTGCACCTGGTGTTCGGCGGCGCCACGCCACTCGGCGCCAGCGCCGGCCGAAAACAGCAGGTTGAGCAGAGCTGGGGCGTCATCTACAGCCACAAGAACGCCGCCGGCTCGGCCGCGAGGCGTGACGAGGCCGGCCAGGTGCTCGGCCGTATCCTCACCGCTCTGCTC